TATTAAATTATTCATCAATATCTTCGTCCTCGTCTACAACAAAATCATAACCTTCAATTGGTTGGGTCGCTAACAAAGCATCTCTATATTTTTGATACTTTCCTTTAAAACTTGGTGTTTTGACGCCCCCAGTTTTACTAATTTTAGTACTCAACATATAGTTTTCAATACAATACCAAAAGAAATTCATCTGCGGCTCAATTGCCGAATAACTAGTTTTACGATGATACTCGGCCGGTATCCATTTACCTGGTTCGGTAAAAAATTCATACTCAATACAATCAAGCCCATACCACCATTTTGGATCGCCATGATCTAATGTATTTTTCTTGGCATTTGCAAGTCTAGATAATCCACCTATCAAACGTGCTTTGGATGAATCGGGCTTACTATAATATTTTAATGACATTAAACCCAACGCCATAATACATTGAGATTTAAGTATTGAATCTTTTGGGTTGAATAATCCAATAGAATCTAATTCGATGATCTCATCTTTAAAATATGCAACTTTAGTTAAGATGTCATCTTTACTATCACCAGGGTATGCGATATCTAGCGCAGTGCCAAACCCACCAGATCTTCCAGTCACTTGATTTAAAGTAAGCCCTAATGCCCTGCAAGCACCTGCAATTTTTTCATTTGTTTTTTCGGTTGCGTCTGAACTATCAAAAGAATAGTATATATCTTTATATTCTTTAAAGTTATCAACTTCATATACCATAACGGGTACATTGTCTGGATAAGTATTTTCGCCCTTCTTTAAGGATTGTAATATATCTTCTCGACGAGTGTGCCCGTCAACCATATCAAATCCTGGTTCTATCGTGATATCCTCGCCATTTACGGTTCCAGAAATAGTTTTTGTGATGTGCAATATAGAAAAATTATATAATGTAGGAAGTTGTTTACGAAAGTGTTTTTGCATCTTTCTTAAACGTCTTTTGTGATCTCTTTGTAATTGATGTGTACGGATCAATTGATCATTTATTAGATCGGAAGTTTTGAATTTTGGGATAAAACTTACGCCTGGGGTGGCGATTTCGATTGGCGTATAGCCTAATATGTTTGACATAGATTTCTCCTTATGTTATAGTCAAATTCCCTAATAGGTCTCCCTATTGTCAGGATGATTTCAAACGGCTTTATAACTCATTATCTATTACACATTCAAATCAATTCATTTCAAATCAATTCAAAGATAATCTATCTTTGTTATTAAACCTACACACATTATTGTGTGTTGCCTCTATTGTAGCAAATTTATTTATGATTGTCAAATACAATTTATCCATAAATACTTGTATGAAAATAGCCGAAGTTTTGAATCCAAAAATGCAGAAGTTCAAACAATTAAGCGGGCAATTAAGTCCTGTTGGAACTACTACATCTGCCCCGAAAGATGATGCAAAACAAAAGGTTGAAGTTTTGGCTAAAAAGAAATAAATAAAGGTGTAGTTCGCGGAATTGGCGTTCCCAACTACTCTAATGCTTACAAGGAGCAATCAGCATGAATATTTATCCATCAACCCAAGCAAAACCTTATGTTTACATCTGTACTCATCGGGACACTCAAAAATTTTACATTGGTTATAGAGAATACAATGTTGCCTTAGGCAAACCTTCTACAACAGACCTACCAATATACCGAACATCATCTAAACACGTTAGATCAAACTTTGATCAATTTGACTGGCAAATTATAGCAGAGTTTAATAACGGAGAAGATGCATACTTATTTGAACAACAACTAATACAACAACATTGGGGAGATCCATTGTTGCTGAATGAACAATATCGAATACCAAATGGCAAATCGAGTTTTAAATCTAAAAAAGGCACACTTGTAGGCAGAAAAAATCCTGCGGTATCTTTAAGCAATAAAAAAAGAACTCCTTGGAACAAAGGTCTTACTAAAGCAGATCCAAGAGTAGCATCAAATATTGCACCACCATCTGAAGAACGAATAAAGAAATTTTCAGAGTTTATGATCGAATACCACAAAACAAAACCGAAACTAACCTGTGAACATTGTAGTAAACAACTTGACTCGCTAAATTTTAAAAAATGGCACGGGGCAAATTGTAAGTTCGCCCCGCACTAATTACTTCTTAGACTCCTCGTAGTGACTCCAGATACCAAATTCAGGTTCGGCGCTGGGATTGCCTTTAATGATCCAAACTGTGTCCACATAACTTTCAACTTCTTTTGGATTCCATCCAAAGAAGCAATAGTCTGTGAACATAATAAGTTTCTTAGGCTCCATTCCATTCTCAATCAAGTAGTTCCAAACGCAATGTGGATCAGTACCACCACCACCTTGTGGATCGAATGAAGTAATGTCCTCCATGTTTTCGCTTGTGAACAATTTGGTACCACCAACCGCAGTATCCCAACCCATTACAAAGATATTGTACTCGGTGTATGAGTCCATGATACCTTTGATTTCTGAGAAGAAGATCTTTAAGTCTTCGGGCCCAATTGAACCAGATGTATCAATACCAATAACCACGTCAATTGTTTCACCGGGCTTGCTTGCAGGCAGTATGGCATCCATATGCCAACTCTTACGACCTGGGCGTGCAAAGGTGTAGTCACTTTTGATAGTGGATTGGATTTGTTGCTCTAGTAATTCTTTCCATGAAATTTGTGGCTCAGTGAGATCTTTGATGAGACGTTTAACACCACCGGGCAAGTTGCCTGCACCTGCTGCCTGTGCGGCTTGCAGTACTGCATCTTTGATTTCGTCACGTATTTGTTTACGTTCTTCTTCAGTTAACTTAGGACGACCTTTACCATCTCGGCCTTCACCATCTCGGCCGTCGCCATCACCATCATTCTCACCGTCGCCATCACCATCCAAGTGTTCGTCGAGCAATTTGTCAATGTACTGCTCAATTTCCATCTTGTCAGCATTTTTCATCAAGTCATCATAGACTTCTTCCATGCTCCAACCCGCATACTTTTGGTCATACAGGCCCACAGGAATCTTTTCACCAACACGTTGTTCCAGCAAATCTGCATTAACGCAAAAGTCTGCGGCAATGTTGGCAATTTTGCGATCACGTTCACCATTACGTCCCATGTGATCGTATACCACGTGCAACACTTCATGCCCAAACAAGAATTCAACTTGCTTGAGTGGCATCTTGTTAATGAATTCACTGTTGTAATAAAAGCGACGACCATCTGTTGCGGCAGTACCACACCAGTCATCTGCATTAGTCAATGTCAAACGTGTAGCAAGGTTACCAAAGAATGGTGCTTTAAGTAAGAGACCAATACGTGCGGTAACTAATTTATCACGGGCACTTGCATCTACTCGGGGATCGGTAACTGTTTTAACTTTAGTTTTTTCTGCTAATGTTGTTTCTGACATTTGTATTCCTTATTTCTTACTATATTCATATTATAGCATCTTTGTCATTATGAGTCAATTAACCTTTATTGTAGTTTGATAAGAATTCTTTGCGGTGACGCTTACGGATGAGAACGGGATCGTATTCCTCGCCTCCGGCCATCACCTCGCCAATGGCTCGCATACAGGATTTTGGACTGTACATGCCAAAGACAATTACAAAGATTCCAAAAAATACCATCCGCAATCTATCTGTAATCGGTTTCATCGTTCGCTCCTTACTTTGAAAAGAAATATGTTGCAACACAAATACCTACGATGAGTAGAATCCAAATTTTTTCATCACGTGCATGTTTTGCATTGTGCTTTTGGATTTGTTCTGGTGTCATCTTTGTGCCTAACTTTTTAACTTATGTATATATTATAGCAAAATAGTCATTTCTGGGCAAATCAGGTGTTGTAAAAGAGCAACAGGTGGTAAATAAAGTTGTAGTTCGCGATACTGCAAATATCCAACTACTCTAATGCTAAGAAGGAGCACCAGCAATGATATTTACCAACCACCCACAGGCCTACGTATACAAATGGCTTGAACTTGCCACAGGCAAATGGTACATAGGATCACGCACCAGACCCGGAGCACACCCCAACGACGGATACATTTGTAGCAGTCGAATTCTCAAACCCCGAATAAAGGCTTCGCCCTCTGCATGGACTAGAGAAATTATAGCCACAGGTGAAGCCACCGAGATGCTGTCACTTGAAACAAAATTGTTGACAGAATTAGATGCCAAGAACGATCCCATGAGTTATAACCTGCACAATGGAGATGGCAAGTTCACCACACTTGGCATGGAGCCTTGGAACAAGGGCAAAGGAAAACCAATTGGAAAACCAAGTTGGAATGCTGGTCTAACAAAAGAAACTAACCCATCTGTAGCCAAAATGGCTAACACTCGCAAAGGCCAACCTGCTCCTAATAAAGGCAAGCCTATGAGCAAAGAACAAAGATTAAAAATATCCGAGTCAAGTAAAGGCAAGATATCTCCTAAAAAAGGGAGACCCGGTCCGCCACAAACGGAAGAATCAAATCGTAAAAGATCTGAGACTCAAAAGGGACGTAAGCAATCACCGGAACATATTGCAAAACGAGCACAGGCAAGACGCGATTACTACGCCAAAACAAAAGGGGCATAAGCCCCTCTTGTATATAAAGCAAAATTATTTGCCAGATGCCGCAATGATGTACTTACCAAATCTCTTATGGAACTCGTCAAAATTCTTCATTTTGCCTGGAACCATTGGAAGATTATATGTTGTTAAGGCCACCCTTGCTCCCATAACCACCAACTCTGTGCTAAAGTTCGCCATCATAAAGCCCAGGAAGTTGTCAGCCTGTGCATGCCAGTCTGCAAGTTTTTCCTTGCCCAACTTCTTGTACTGATCTTGCAATTCGTAGCACATAGAGATTGTCAAACTGTACATCGCAGAAATTTCTTTTACTTTAAGTTCTTTGACCTTACCGCTCAACACATCTTCGGGCTTGGGCATTTGACCTGCTACCTTGCGATGTGCCATAAAACTAATACCAGTACCTTCACCTACAGTACCTGAAATCAAGTCTGTAAGTTCGGCATCGCTGGCATCTTCGTCTTGCAAGAAGTCACTAACAAAGCTCCAAGAGCGTGGGGTAGCAAAACTGCGACTAGCACTCTTTGGATCAAACTCAAACAAAGCCTGTTTAGCAAAGCCAATGTAACCTACTACATCCTGGTGGATGTTGTGATTAACAGCCCATTGGAACCAACTGTCAAAGTCACATTTAACTTCCAAGTGAACAAAACGATTGGCTAAGGGACTTGGCATTCTGTAACTAACACCTTTGTCAGATTCTCTGTTACCTGCCGCAACAATAACTACATTGTCTGGAAGCACATACTTACCAATACGTCTGTTAAGAATAAGTTGATAACCTGCGGCCTGCACACTGGGTGCGGCACTGTTCATCTCATCTAAAAACAGCACAACGATTGGATACTTACTGGCCATTTCTTCGTCAGGCAAGTCAATTGGGGGAGCCCAATCCATCTTTTCGTTTGTCTTGTTGAAGAATGGAATACCACGAATGTCTGTGGGTTCCATTTGACCCAAACGCAAGTCAATCATATGACCACCAAGTTCTGCGGTCAAATCTGCCACCAGTTCACTTTTACCGATGCCTGGAGGGCCCCATAAAAATACTGGACGTTTATTCTTAAAACAACGTAAAACTCGACTACGTGCTTCTGTGGGACTAACGGTGCGGGATTCTGATACTGCCATTGCTTTCTCCTAGTTAAAAATGTATTATATAACGATTGTCATTCTTTGTCAAATTGTGCCGTTGTGTTTATACTACGCAATGTCAAATGCAAATTCACCTGTTCTTGGCAGGGAACTAACAATAATTCTGCCAATCTCCATCTCGTCGAGCATGGATTTGACCTTTGCGGCACGATCAGCATCGCATTCCACAAAAAGAGTTCCGTTGTAAAAACAGGCCTTACGTGATTGGCCCAACACTTCTTCAACACGGTGCAAAACTGTTTTTTCGATTCTCATTTTGTAACTCCTTATCTCTTACTATAACTCTATTATAGCAGAATCGCCATTTCTGGTCAAATTGACTGTTGTGATAGTCCTTGGTAATTAACGTGCATTTGCTACAGTATCTTAAATAGGGTTGGATCAAGTTCCGGTAACCCGGCAAGTTTTTCTGCTTTTCGTTCTCGTCTTTTCTGTCTCCACCCTTCTCGAAGTTTTTCTCTTTTAGCAAGTTCTATACTGTCTGGACTAACAGGGACTGTATCAGCCTCTACTTCTATATCTGCAAGTGTTGGTAGAAAAGCATCATATGCATTTTTATTAAGTTCAAAACCAATAAAATTACGCCCACAACGCAGGGCAGTTCTACCAGTGGTTAGTCCACCACCAAAACAATCCAATACAGTGTCGTTTTTGTTACTAGAGTACATTACAAACTTCTTGATAAAGTCTTCACTGAGTTGGTTTTTATTTCTAATTTGCCCGGGCTTATAATCTCTTGGCATGGGTTGTACACTTAGTCGATCATGATAACTGTCTTTTTGATCTGTGTATTTCCAATTGGAATTGAATGTGCGTTTTTGTTTGCCCTTACCGGGCTTAGACCAAAACAACACGTGGTAATGACTGCTTACAAATTTATTTTTAGTACTGACTCCAAAACTATATTGTGCAATAATATGATTAATCTCTTCAAGTTTTGTTGTGTGTAGTGCATTGAGTATATGATGTAGATTGGTATATCCGCTGACAATGTACAAACTGCCACCTGGCCTTAACACACGCTCGCATTCAGCAATCCATTCCATACTAAACTTGGCGTACTCACTAAGTGGAACATCAATGTACCCTGGAACTACTTTGCTCTCATCCCTGTGATAGTGCACATCCAATTCGTCGCCATTGATGCCGTAGGGGGGGTCGGTGAAAATAAGATCAACAGAATTATCTGCAACATGTTCACGCATTCCATCTATGCAGGATTGATTGTATACTTTGTAGGTCATTTTATTAATTAAATTTGTTTAAGAAATCTCTTTGGAATTTTAATTTTTCTTCTTTGTAATTAAAATTATTCAACGGCTTTCGGCTAACTACGTCTTCGGGCCCAACAACCTTGGTAAAAAGATTTGCCGGAACTTTTTGTGCTTCGATGCCATCACCACCATAATTTAAGTATGGACCGAGATCAGCAACCTCAATAACAAATGCACTATTATTATCTACTACTAACAAAAATTCGGCGTAATCTCTTGGCATAGAAGCGTGAGTGTTACTGCCCATTGAATTGATCAATTTTAATGTAACTGGTCGATCAGCCAGTACCAATTTTTTCTTGCCAGGGTTTCCGGTACGACGATTTGCACGTTCAGTTGAAACTTGTTTATAAAAACATCCACTGCCAAATTTCATTTCTTGTGTGGTGGGTTTATTTTGGGAGTCCGGTAGATTCACCAATATATGATCTACACCATCATTATTCATATAACGAACCGCTCCTTCACTGAATGTTTCTAGTGCCATTTCAATGACATCGCTTTTATCCATCCTATCTTTCTGTGCGTTCATAGTACGCCCAAGTGTATCGATTACTGAGAAAAATTTAACCCAATTAACATTTTCTTGAAGATATGTTACGACGTCGCTGGTTGTAGCCATAGTGTGTTCCTTTTTAATTCAAACAGTTCCCATTATAACATCAATATACTTTAAAGTCAAGTTATTGATTGTCTTCCAAACTGTCCAAATATTGTGCAAGATTACCGGAGTTTAACTGTAGCATGATAAACGTGGCTTCGTCTAGTAGGTATATGCTTTTAATTGTTATGTAATAGGGAGTGTCAAATAGTTTTTCCAGTTGCAACATCTGCTTACCGGTTATGGGCTTTTCAAACTTGACAAGGTAAAATTTGAATTTGGCCTTTTCATCAAACCATTCTGCCCCGGCCCGGCTCAGTCTAAGACTGGCGGGGTTTATTCCATTGAACCACCAACGACTAAATGATTCAGAAGTGAAATCACGCCGCGGATCATATCCAGCGGCAACTATTGCTCGACTACGCCACTCTCCGCGACGATCAGGGTTTGTAGATTGTGTCACCTTGCTTTAACAAGACTACTGTAAATTTATCTGTCTTGAATAAAGTATTTAACTTCTTACATAAGTTAATGGCATGCCCGCTATTGCTGAAAGATACCTTTTTGTACTTGGGGCCGGGATAGTTGACAAGAATATTGTGAGTTTTTAAATTGATAGGTTGGTTGTCATAGAATACTGCCCAAATACCATCACTGGCCAAGACTTGGTCACTCTTATAAGTTGATTTGTTTACATAATCCAGCAGAACTGTTGGCTTTGGTCTTGACATTTTTTATCCTTGATACACAGTTATTTATCCCAATAAACAACGCATATTATTTGAATCCACCACCATCCATGGAGATTTGTGTTATATCACCAGTGGGTTTGGGTTGATTTGATAATTCTGCTATGTGTGAGAGTAGTGCAAATATATCTGCGTGAAGATTTCGTGCTTCTGCGGCGGTCAAAAGCAAATCTTTCTTTTGACTTTGATTCATGATCCTAACCTTTTCGTTAAAAGATCTAACATGGATACTTAATTCATTCATTTGTGATCCCGGAGTGCGGCATCTGCGGCTTCTTGAGTTTGAAACGGACCAAAGTATTCGTATCGATTCAGTGTTATAAGTTTGGGGCTTAATTGGCGATGCCATGAACTGCCAAATTTAATTAGATAGTATCCAGCACAAAAGAAACTCTTGCTCTTGGTGCCTTTGGTATAAATTGGAAGATATCTTTGTACATCAAACACTTGATTTGCAGGAGTTCCGCTGGCTACAGGAAAGCCGTAGACTGTGTTGTCAATAGTTTTCTTGACTTTTTCTGCTTTGACAAACTGTATGTTGTATTTTTTACTGATCAACTTGATACTGGGGAAATGCTCACGCTCATTGTCGTGCACATAAACATATCCACCATTTTCATCTACTGCTTGGATAGTGGCAATTTTACTGCCATACTGCTCCACAATCCAGAATTTGTCTTTGACCACAGGTTTGGCTATTGCTTCCATTATTTTTGTTTCATCCTATACATTGTAATTATTTTGCCCAGTTCACGATCAAAATCCTCTACACCATCAGGTATGATATAAAGTTCTTCCGAACTACTGTTGGCTCCAAGAGTATATTGCGGTGCACTCTCGTTTACACTGATAATAGTACCACCATTGGCACTGGTTATTTTAAATGTAATACCCGGTAAGTTCATGTTGTTGGTGCCGGCCAATTGACCAGCTAGTTGTACGGTTTGCAATTGCCCGTATGCTGATTGATATGCGTTTGTTGCCACTTTGTTTTCTTCCTCTAATATTATTCTACCTTGAGTGAGCCAATGAAAAAATCTCAATCTCCAACTGCGGGACTTTGGAAATAATACATTGTATGCTTTATCATAACGTTGTTTACGATCCGCAAGTTCCTTCATGACTTGAGCATTTCCATTGCTACAATTTGGCCAACCTGAGCAGAAATGTCTTGATCATCGTGTATGACATTTAAGATCTCAATAGTCTCGTCCTTTTTAGGATCGTAGCGCCTTGTAATCAGCACAACGCCACCACGGCCCACACTGACATCAAATCTAAATGTTCTGGGAATGTCGGGGTTGTCAAAGTCGGCACCTAAACGATGGCCTTTGCGTCTAGTGGGTTTACCGGCGGTAACGGGACTGGCATACATTGCTTCATCACATTTGTCGTAATCTTGACCCCAACGTACTATTTTGTTACATAACCATTTAATCATTTTGTTTCCTTGTTTGCTAGTGCTAGAATAACTTCCAATCGTTCTAGGCTTTCAGTGACTGTGGCCAATGCATCAGCCACAGCCGGGCTTTCTTTAGCCATCTGTTCAAGTTGCTTTTCCATTTCGATCTTTGCACGTACCCAGTTAATTGCTTCAACGGCGTCGGGGGTTAGGCTCACTGATCCATACGGTCCATAGACCTGGGTCCAATAGTTTCCATCCCATGTTTCTATGCGGGCGTTATTAAATCTCATAGCGCCCCTAGCTGGAGCAGGCACCGGAGTATCGGCATTGATATATGGTCCGCCAACGACTTCACTGCCTGAGGTATTAATGTATTGACTTCCGGTTAGCCCACTAAGCATCCACCGTCTCCAATAGTTCCGGGGCTTTGGACTTGATCATTTCAACCAGTGCCATTTGTATATAATCGTTCACAGTCATATCTAACCTATGTGCATTACGATAAATTGCCATCTCTAGATCACTGTCAAGATCTAACTGCATCATAACTCGTTTGTCGTACTCTCGGCCATTAACAATAGCAGTGGCCTTTTCAACAAAGTCTTCTTCAACGTCTAGGTCCGTATAGTCAACACCATCCCAAGCAGTATTCATGTCAACACTACGTATACTGGATTCTTCAGCATGTGCTTTTACATACTCGGGGTTGATTATTCGATAAGCACGATCGTTGGTAAAGTCATGTACCGTAACTTCATATACTGTTTGCGTCTTTGTATCAAATATAATATCAGTGCTATAGCCACCTCGCCCATGTATGCCATTCCAATTGGCTAACATAAAGGCATCTGAACCGTAGCAACCCCACAAATAACGTTCACCTTCTGTAATTCGGTAATTGGCCAGATCTAGCCATTGCTTTAATGTAATCATATCTTCTCCGGATAACTTGCTGATAAAAAGTCTACGTAACCCTGTATATTGTCGCTGATGCGTTTTAAATCATATTTGCCACAAAACTTCAAAAACTTAACGCCAATTTGCGGAATGCTTTTGGGCACACTGGCATCGGCAATTGTCTTTGTGATGTTTAGTTTAACATCATCAGGTTGAGCAGTCAAGTCCACAATAGTCACATTACGATGATAGTCATCAAGAACCTTGTGTTCGACACCATTGTGATCAGTCCAACGTTGGAGCATGAGATTGTTCCACGCAAATCCTCGACTGTTTCTATCTTCAAATGCTTCTTGTAAGCCCACTTTGTTCTTAGTACCTTTTGTACGTACACCTGGATAAGCACTGAACACATTGTCTGTGGGGTCACCACGCATACATTTTTCAAACAGTATCCATTTAGGGTCAGGAATCTTTTTAGGCTCTTTGGTTTTCTTGTCAATAACCAATCGGCCTTTTTTATCTAAAATGCCATTGAGTGTATGTAATTCATCACTAATGCCATTGTACTGTACAACATTGTCCGCCAGTAATTGATAAAAGTCTGTATCTGAACTCACAATAACGTGCGAATCTGCAGGGTGTGCTTGTATCCATCCTGCCACCAAGTCATCTGCTTCCAATGCTTCGTGCCGGAGAACAGTACAATTGCTCTTTTCCGAGAAGAACGTTTTGAGTTCGTCAAAAGTTTCCCAAAATAGTCTATCTTCTTCTTGTTCGGCTTCTGTTGCCGCGGCTCTTTTAACTGCACGGTTGGCTTTGTAGGGAGCATAAAAATCCTTACGCCAACTGCGTCCCTCCAAACAGATCACAACATGATCTGCCTTTTGCTCGCGGTATGCCTTGGCAATAGAGTTGAGTGTAACGTGAGCGGCAAAGCCCAATCTGTCCCAAGTGTCTGCTTGGCGACTGGCACTGTGTCTTGCACGAAAGAAAGTATTTGCGGCGTCTACAATTAGGTATTTCATGTCATAATAATAGCATATTATCCATTCCGTGTCAAGCAACTTTGAACAATTTTAGGATATAAAAACTCGGCCCAAGCCTCATGGGCATCTGCACCGTAGTGATAACTTGTGGGATTTACGGTTTTGAATCCTTGATTCTTACACCAATTGTAGTAAGTATAATCTGAGTCATAGGGTTCTAGATAACACCCATCAAAATCTAAGATTTCGGTATTTTTAAAAGGTTCGTAGCATGTGAAAAAATAATGAGGAATACCCAAATTGGTTAATTTGATGTGGAAGTTATGTATGGCCCTATTACTCTTGTTTACTTTGCCTTGATAGTTGACATCCAAAACCCAACGCTTGTATTTTTCTTTTATCGCCGCAGGCCAGTCTTCACCAACGCCTCCGGCATTGACTTGCCAAAAACGCATAGTGCCCTGATCCCACCATTCTTCACGTTCCCAAGTACTCCAACCAATTAGAATTAAATCGGGTTTACCAAAGTCCCGTATGTAGTCCTTGGTGGTACGTTCTATTCGTGCATTACTGCTGGCACTTTCTGCATCACAATGCAGTATAGCACCCAACTTGTTGGCTATGTGGCATCCATAACTCACACGTTCATTGTCGGGATGTGGCTTGCGGCCCAGTGCCCAAAACATGGGATCATCTTCGGCAAATGCGTGATTGTTTACTGCTTCTGCGGCGGCACTGTGACTATCGCCATTTACATACAAGATCATTCGCGATATGCAGGATTGGGAAATTCTAATTCAAACACATGGTACGTGCCTGTATTGTCTTTGTCTCTGAGCATTTCCATTGTGCGATTTTGTTCAGCTTCATCTAGCGTTTTAAATATACCGGAACCTATAGTGCCTGTGCCAATGCCAGCTGGAGTTATATAAAGACCACTAGTCATCGACAGTTTGGTCAATTGATAAAACTTTAAAGTCCGTGGTGGTTTTAAACCTTCCATTTAACTTGCCTCTGTACGCCCATCACCAACATCACGTCGATCAATTACTCTAGGCCTTGCATCTACTGGTTGGTTGGCTTCCCATTGCTCATAACTTTCCATAACAATATTTTTGCATACTGTTTGAAACCAACGATCAACAATAACGCTCTCTTCCTCGTTGGGCTTACTTTGATATCCGGCACGCACTAAATTTATAATAAACTTTTCGTTCCAATCTAATTCAAATGCACCGTTACCAATGTTATCAGGATCCAGTTCAACTTGTACCACGCTGACCCAGGGTTCACCTTTTTCTGTGGCAATTTCTTTTGCAGTCTTTTCCGCTACTGCGGGTTTCTTTACAGTCTTTTTAGCCGGAGCTTTTTTAACTTCTGTTTCTACTTTGGGTTTTCTTGTTGCCATATTTGTCCTTTAATTTATTTAACGGGTCGTGTCAACAACCATAATAAATGTTCTTCACTATCATGCCAATGATGTTCGTATACGGGTTCACCGGGACCGGTGTAAGTAGCAGTGCCTCGATACGCTCGTTCAAACCATATACGGCGACCTGATCGTGCACAACGCCTAGGCCACAGTGCAAACTTTAATTTCCACTGTGCCCGGTAATAAAAATGATCTAGATCGCTGAGTATGTCAAATGGCAATTAAGTGCCCCACTCATTTTTAAATAGTGGTACTTGTAGCCTATCACTATAACGCCAACCACGTTGCATTGCCGCAAGTGCTACATTTTTAGCATTTAATGTATAAACACTTTCAACACCGCCCACAGGCATCAAGTATACATGACCTGTAAAGCCAGTATCACGATATTCTTTGACTGCACGTTCTGCATCTGCAATGTCTTGTTCTGTTGCTACAACAAATTTCAAGTAGGCAGTACCAAACCATTCATATTCGCATACTATTTTGGGTTGTATTGCTTCTTCCCAACTCTCACCACTTGCGGGCAGTTTAGCACTCACACTGAAAGTTATTTCTCTATTTTTATTTTGTCGTTGCCATTTAAACAAATACTTCTTGAAGTCATCAGAGAGTTTTTGTGTGCCATTTGTTTCAAAAGTAATTTCCTTTAGTCCACTCATACTAGGATGATCCAACAAGTCTGGATACTGTCGTTGCCAACCCAGCAAAGGTTCGCCGCCTGTGATTACGAGATGCTCGTCTTCCCACCCCTTGTGAGGTAGTATGTCCATAATCTGAAGGGCAATCGAATCAGTAGATAACATGGGACTAAGATGCTTAAACCTAGGATCCCAACTAGCGTAAGAATCACAGCCAGTACTGACAAGCGGAAGGTCTCGATAATCTGCATACTGATCGGGTACGATTTTGATGTATTCTTCACTTTTCTCTCCTCGGGGCATGCCAAAGCCCTCACATTTAAAGTTACAACCAAACACACGTAAGAACACACTGGGAACACCCATGTAACGTCCTTCGCCCTGCACACTATAAAATAACTCTGCTACTTTTAATTTACTCATATATCTTTGACCACTTTTGTAGTTTTGTTTGTTTTGCTTTCTTCGCTGCCGCTAAGTTATCGGCGTTGAGAACTTCTTTTTCTATTAGATAATCCACTAAGCATAGCAAATCACCAACTTCCATTTCCAAGGTTGCTCTGTGGCTAAAGCCAGTATGGTGTGAGCGCTCGTGCAAGCCAAAACGGCGTATCTTACTAACTTCAACAATGACTTCAGCACATTCTTCTTGCAATATCCCCAGTGCTTCTTCTACTTTATCGTTCATGCGAATAAATCCTCGCCATCTGCTCTATGACCTTCTCTGAACGCCATATTGCTTTGTGTTTCTCTTACCTCAACTCGATAGCACCAAAGTCTATCTGCTTCACCTTGACCCCACATATCGGGAATGTAAACACCATTTACATATTTGTAAAGCATATCTGCTAAACCTTCACAACCCAACCGTGGTAGGATAGTTAGTTTGGCCATCTTTTTACTTTCCAATAACTTGTAGGTTTCAAGTTCAGGATCGTCTTGTGCTACTAACAAAGTATGATCAAATTGATCTTCCAAAGTCCGTTTAAGTTCTTTTAAACCACCGTAGTCAGCGGCCCAGTTGCGTACATCCAAATTGTCTGTGCCAAAGTAAAACTTCATACTAAAACTATATCCATGTATTAAGTTACAATGACTGTCTGCTCGCCATTGTCTATACGCACATGGAAATGCATCGTGGTATTCTTTTGTACTAGTAAATTTATAAGTTGTCATGCTGTTTCTCCTATGTTAATTGTAGCATAGGCGGCAGAATTTGTAAAGCGGGAATGACGCCAAGACCGCTATATATCATTTGCGTTTGTTCACAATCTCGTCGATTAAGCCATAGTCCAATGCTTCTTGAGCATTCATAAATGTATCTCGATCCATGTCCCGTTCAAATTCCTCGTAGGTCTTTCCCCGACTGTTGTGTTTGACATACAAGTCAGTCAACATCTTTTTCATGTACATGATTTCTTTGTAGGAAATTTCGATGTCTGATGCCATACCTCTTGCACCGCCACTGGGTTGGTGTATCATATGTCTCGCATGTTCCAACATATAACGCTTACCTGGAGTACCTGCTTGAGCAAGAAAACTGCCCATGCTACACGCCTGCCCCATGACGTATGTGGCAACATCACATGTAATAAATTGCATTACATCATATATGCCCATACCAGCAGTGATAACACCACCGGGACTGTTGATGTAAAAGTTAATATCCTTGTCGGGATTTTCACTTTCTAAAAATAGCATTTGAGCAATAACCAAATTGGCACTGACATCATCCACTGGTCCGTTCAAGAACACAATACGTTCTGTTAGTAGTCGGCTAAAGATATCGTAAGCACGTTCGCCTTTACTGGTCTTTTCTACCACCATTGGTACTAGGTTACTTTGCATTAAATCCATGTGTGTCCTTATGTGATTGATAGTTGTAAACATAATTATACTATAACAAATAAATTATGTCAATAGTTTTGAATAGGGGTTATATCTTATTTTCTTTAAACCATTTGCCCCAATGCACTCCGTGATCTTCATACCTATTTAGGGCTTTCATCAAAGGGAAATAACCACCTTTTAGTAATTCTATAGTAGCCACATCTTCTTTAAAAACCGTTTCAGCAGTTTCAAAAAGAAAACGTCGGTCCACACTAACATCTTTATTATAGTAAAATTGTGTAATCCAATCAAACCCATATTCATTATTGATATCATGTGGTATTGGGTAGTTTACCATTAGCATACCAGGATTCCCATATTCTACAAATGTAAATGGAAAGATATACAACCACCAACCTGTGGGATGATTTTGTAATACCCACCCATCACCCTGTTCCATAACAATGGTTTCTAGATCTATTTGTTTTGATAAAAAAGGATGAACACCCTTTTTGTGAACATGCAACAAATCGGCTTCAGCATCCATTAGCCAAAGCCAACTACCTTTGCTGGTTCCTCTAAAACTGTGGCTGTATTCCAAATCTGTTTCCTTGGCCAAATCATCCACCCAGTGATGATCGGGTTCTTGAAAATTTTTAAGCACAAGACCACTGCGCCCAATGTCAGCATTACCGCATGAAAGTTTTTTAGGGTTATTTAATGGAGTGCCGTCCTGCGCCCATTCAAATCCGTGAAACTTGCAGTATACGTTCTGGACTATTTCTCCTGGCGTGTGCATGGGGTACATTCTATGCGGGCAAAATCTATGAAATAAATTTGCCCGATCATCTGTATTCTTGTTTAGTATGAATTCTGGAGTGACAAAATTGCCAGCGTCCAATACTGATTTATGGGCGAATACTTTGGGTGGGTTGTTAAACATTAGTGTTTTCGAAAAGGTGTTGGAGCCATTGTGTTTTGGACATCTGGCAGTAAGATAAATTAAAGGTATCGGGGGTTATGGGAAATCTCGTTTTATTTATTCTTAATTTTAATTTGACATCCGGGCAGTCTTTAAAAATATCATAATACATTTTGGCCCGGGGCAATACGTTGTACAATTTTGCCTTGGCCAGTTGACTATGGCAGTCAGTTGTAATGCTCAACATACTGGATTTAACTAGTTCCGGAGTGTATGTAAAAAATGCTCCAGGATGACTATCACCATGCTCTAACTCAGTAAAATGCTGATGATAACACAATTCCAAAACCTCGCTGGTTTTTTCACGATAATCTGCTGAATCGTAAAAGGGTTCTCCAAATCCGTTCAATATCTTTATGTCATTGCCCAATATATCTATAACGACATTAGACAACAATCCGCTAACGCATGGTACCTTTAACTTTTCTGCTTTGGACACTACTTGATCAATTAGATTGACATAATCGTTGGTTGCTGTGTAGTCCAGTACCAATGGGGATAACTTGTTCTCATCACAAAACTTGAAAGCATACCAAGGCTCTGTGTCTACGTTGGGTGTGAGTATTATGATCGGGGTAAACTTGATATTGGATCGTATCAACACACTTGCAACATACTCGCTGTCAAGTCCGCCACTCAGCATCAAATGTATGTTATTATACCTTTTTGATATTAACTTGGCAGTATAATCTGCGGCAGCATGGAATTCCAATAGATCAATTGAGTCAGTTAAGTTGCTGGTAAAGTTTAATGGGGTTGAAAAGTTAGTACTGTCACCAGCATTGATATTAACAGACAGCCATCTATTGTGTCCAATCACTGTCATTTTATTAAATCAAATTCCTGTTTCATATTATGATCTTTGACATTATCCATAAATTTAAGTAGGAACACACTGGCCGTACTTGCATCATCGCCGTTAAAGTTTATTTTAACATGTCCGGTGCCGTCTTGTCTATAGTAACTGGGTTTGGCTCGTCCATATTGTACAGTTTTTCGTTTTAGGAGATCGGCTACTCTTACGGCACCATAACTGTCTCCTGGTACTTCGGCAACAGTGCCGCCAATCATTTTAAACCATTCGCACATGTCGTCTGTGATAGTGTCTACATCTATCCATATATTATAATTGAGTTTACATCCTGGTGGTAATGCTATCATTGCATCTCCTGAGTAAGTATTGTGCCGTTGAGCAATTGTATCATATAAACTTTTCCTGTAGTGGCATTTTGATAAATGTCAGCAACATCCTGTGCTGGAGTTGTGCCTGCCATTGTGGTAAATTCTGTATTGTAAACCTGTGTTAGACCTTTGAATACCTGTGCATTGTTGGCATTTCCTGCAAAGAATATGCCGGGAACTCCTGATAATGTCAATGCTCTACTATAATAGCCACTCAATGCAGTAGTTAGAGTAGTGGGCGCATTAAACCCATTGCCGTTATTTTGATAATACAATTTTGCGCCGGAGCCATCCATGCCACCCAAGTTGGCATTTTGCTCGACTACAAAATCCGTAACCCCATCATTATTTAAGTCGACTGCGGTGGCGTCGACTGTATAATTGTTGCCATTGATCGGCATTAAAGTTTGACTTACAATATTTAAATTTGCGTCCAACGTAATGATCCTATCCTGAACAGGGTTGTAGGTATTGTTGCCCATGTAAACTATTGTGTTGGCGCCGCTTTTAATTGGGGCACAGGCGCTGAATCCATTGGCGCCCAATATACCCTGGGCCTGTAATGTAAATTTTGTTTGTGCGCCATTATTTAAATAGATACCACCTACATCGTTTTGAGGAGTAAATCCACCACCTGCAACCATTAAGTCCATTTTACCGTCATTGTTAAAGTCTGCCATACAAGCACCTGCGGCTAAATTAACATCCCAAACCTGCGGTGTAAATGTAGTTGAACTTCCCCAAAGCATTATGCTAGTAACGCCAACTTGACCTGCATTATTCTCACTATAACCCGCAAGAAATATATCAGCATGTCCATCGCCGTCAAAATCATGTATTAGGATGTGTGCGGCACCGGGGATAGTGTTATTGACTAATAATGTGTTGGTTTTATCAGTAAGCGTGCCGTCGGCATTTTGTATATAGATATAAACATAATTTGAAAGACTATTACGAGTCCATCCAGTTACTATTACATCGTCTAAGCCGTCACCATTGACATCACCCACCTGCATATTGTAAATAGGACCCATACTAATGGACGCCACTGTATGCTTATTGGGATCTGGTAATGGGGGCGAAGATGGTGGTGTGATTGATCCTGTTGTAGAACTACCTCCACCACCCCCACATGCGGCTAATACTAAAGTTAACAAAATTGAAATAGCAAGTTTCACAGGTGCTCCTGTAGTTACTGATAGTCCAATTATACTACTTTAGTCATTTGCAGTCAAATCAGCAGGAATATTCCTGTTGTAGTTTAATGTTGTCAAAGAATTCTTTCTTTACACCTGCATCATCCTTAAAGCTACCTTTTAATACTGTAGTTTGTGTAAGACTGCTCTTGGCCATAATGCCTCGGTTCTCACAACATCCATGTGTTGCCTGTATATAAACGCCCAAGTTGGGTGCTCCCGTTGCCCGTTCTATTTCCCTAGCAATATCGTTGCACAACTCTTCCTGGAGAGTGCCGCGACGAGCGCACCACTGAGCAATACGAGTGTACTTGCTAAGACCAATAAGTTTTTGTGCGGCGATGATGCCAATGTAAGCGACACCAGTAACGGGCTGATGA